CTTGTCTTGTATGTATCGTTCCAACTCAGCGCATGAATCCTCATCGAACACGAGGAACCAGCGCCCACCAGCCGCTTGAATGTCCTTGCCGCAGCGAACCTGCAACTCCGTGGGCTTCTTGGTTTTGTCAGCCTTGACCTCGATCCCGACAAAGCCACCGTCCACGATGCTGATGATGTCGGGGATACCCGCTCGGCCCATGCCGTTTGCTGCGGGGAAGAAGTACCAGAGCCTGTACTTCTTCAGCATCTCCGTCACCATCCGCTTCACTTTGCCTTCTGGTGTCAGTGCGCTCATCTTACGCTCCTTTACAGCGATGTCAAGTAGGTTCAAACCCTAGCATAGTCACAGTCGTGTCGGCAAGGGCAGTAGCGGCACAGCCCGGAGGGACGGGCAGGCCAGTTGTCATGTTCCAACGAGTCGTGGATACGCTGGATGCGCCGCATGACTTCGGCCCACACCACGTTGATGTCGATGCGGTTGTACTGCTCGGTGTCCATCTCCATCGTCTTGAGCCACACGAGGGAAGTCTTGACGCGCTGCACCTCGGGGAAGTGCTTGAACACCTGAGCCGCGAACAGTTGCATCTGGAACTGGTCGGCGTTGCGCTTGCCCGTCTTCCAGTCCATCACCACGGCATCGTTCCCAGTGATCACGAGTACGTCAAGTTTGCTGCGTAGCCATGCGTCAGCATCCCACCAACCTGTTGGTATAAGGTTGTCGTTGAGAACCAACTCCTTCTCGATGTGCAGTTCCCCACCTCGGGCGATCTTCTCCACGGACTGGCACAGTGGTTCGTACTGGGCCACCTCTGCGTTCAATCCCGATCCCTTCAGTCGGTTTTCAAGGAACGCATGGATACGTTCACCGTACTTGGACGCCTCCCCACCCTCATCGACCACATCCTTCGTGATGCGCTGACGGAAATACCGCAGCGGACAGTTCTCGTAAAGTTTGATGGACGAGTAGGAATGGGATAGGCGCATGGCAGTGGGCCGCAAGGGGTCGCCCTGCGGTGTCAGTTCGTTGGAACCCCCAATGTACATCACTCGCCCATGCGCCGCAATACGTCGTGCTTGGCAAGTTCAAGCACAGCAACAAGCTGCATCATGTCTGTCAGGCCAGACGACATCCGGTGGTAGTCGCCGTTGATCTTGACGAACACCAGCACCTCGGTGGCATCAGGGTTTTCCCTGACTTGGGTGAGGACGCCCTCCAGAAGTTGGATGGCATCTTGATTGCGCGGTTCGCGCTTGATCTCTTTGACGTTGTTCATCAGGTATCTCCATAGTTTTCAGAGTAGCCAGCCTCACAGGCCACGGGCAGACCGGGTGCCCACTTCGGTGGCGTTGACATCACGGCAACAAGTTGCTGCATGGCTGACTCGGCCTCGTCGCTGGGTGCAGCGATGATGATCTCGTCGTGGACTTGGAAGGCAACGTGGTAGTGCTGCCCGATCTTCGCCATCTGCTCACGGATGACGATGGCTGCGAGGGCTTGGATCAGGTTCTCTGTCACCTTCCCACCGTAAATGCGTGTCCATGTGATCTCCTCGGTGGTGCCAGTCAGCACACGATCACGCACAGCCTTGCGGTAGGAACGCGCATCCCCGATGTACTCGAAGCCACTGCCCGTCGACCTCAGTGCCGGGTACTGAATCTTCAACTTGTTGGGCAGTGTGATCCCGGTGTTGTCGAACGTGACGACATCATGCAGGGTGCCGTTGCCGCCCTGTGTCATGGTGGTCAGCGCCTGTCCGCATCGCTGCCAGAACTGCACGATCCTGAAGTTCTTTGCCCGGTACAGACGGACGATCCGTTCGGCTTCGTTCAGGTCGATCTTGACGTTGATGCCACCCTGTCCTAGTTCCAGTGTGCGCCGCAGCTTCTCTGCGCCCATGCCGTAGCCAAGGCCGAGGATGCAGGTCTTGCCAACGAACCGCTCCACCTTGTCGGACTTCGTGATCAGCCGACCATAGACCTCAGTGGCGAACTCCGAATACACATCCCGCTTCTCACGGAACGCATCGACAAGATCGAACTGCCCTGCGATGTACGCCACCATGCGAGCTTCGATCTGCGACGAATCACACGCCACAAGAACTTGTCCTTTGGGTGCCTTCAGCGCCCGCCTGATCGTTGTGTTGCCCCGGCTCGGCAGGTTTTGCAGGTTCAGCTTGTCGCCTCCGCTGAAGCGCCCGGTGTGCGCTCCATAGTAATTCAGCATGATGGGCAGTCGCCCCCGTCCCGCCACGCCAATCAGTGCCTCGGTGCGAGTCTCCTCGATGGTGGACTTGACCCCGAGTCGAGCGGCCACTACGTTCTGCACACGCTCATCAGGATGTTCCAGCAAGTCGGTCATGCCCTTATCGGTCTTGGCGAAGGCCCATGTCTCCTTGCCCGTTCGCGCACTCATCTTCTTGGGTGGCTCGACCCCGAGGTTCTTGAGGTACTTGGCGAAGATGTCATTACTCATCAACATCTTGGTGAGCGCCTCGTCGCTCACGCCGCTCAGACCGAGGTCGCTGATCAAGCCACGCTTGCGGGTGCGCACTTCTTCTAAGTGCTTCTCCAGCAGCGGCACGTCCAATTCGATCACGGGTTCGGTGTACATGCGCAGCGTCTGGTCGATCACCAACAACTCGCCAGATGGGAAGCCCACCTTGAGTTTGTCGAACAGCTTCTTCGTCATGTCCACATCGTTGATGCAGTACTGTCCGTACTGGGCAAGGTCAGCCTCGGTGAAGTCAGCCTTGCGTTTGCCCAGTGCAGCCACTACCTCGTCGCCCTTCTTGCCGATGCCGTAGTAGGTCGCCAGCGCAGCGAGACTGCCGCCCACAGTGATGTTGTGGAATGGCCGCGCCATGCTCAGGGTGTCCAGCCACAGCTTGGGTTTGACGCCGAAGTGCCACGACAGGATGGCACCATCGAACGCTGTGTTGTGGCACAGGATCGCCTTGTTGCTGTAGTCCAGTGACTTGAGGAACTTGCCGGGGTTGTCGCCGCTGTACCAGTCGGTGGGGTAGTCGTTGACCTTGATCCCCACACCGATGACCTCGAACCTCGGATCACGGATGTAGGACTCAGTGGTCATCTTCGACAGGGAGAAATCCTTGTCGTAGTACGTCTCGAAGTCAATGGTTACGATGTCCATCACAGCGCCCTCATCAGTCGGTTAAGAACGCCGTGCTCCTGCGCCACGACCAGATCGTGGGTGCTGCTACCCATCTTGGCAGTCGTCTCGCAGTACTCGCACAGCACAAGATGCAGCACCTCGTGCATCGCCAGTCGCTCAGGTTCCCACAGCAGTCCGAAGTCACCCTCGACTTGCTTGGTTAGCCGAATACTGGCGGTCTTGGCAACGATGTTGTACTGGGTCTGGGCGCACACTCGATCACCAATCTGTTCATGCGTGATCATCAGGTGCCACTCGTACATCCCGAACAGGTGGATCAACTCTCTGACCTTCACCTCGAACTTGGCGAAGTCTTCGTCTGTAAATATCTTGGTCTTCATGCTTTCACTCCTATTCTTCGTGCTGCCCGAAGGGACACCACTCGTTCTTGAATTGCTGGGTCACGCAGAAGAACCTCAAAGGTATCGCGCACCAGTTCCATATCAGCGGCACCGAACAGATACGCACACACCTCACCCAGTGCCTTGCGGTTGATCTCCTGCGCCAGATCGTGGGAGACACGCGCTGCGATGTCATCCGTCATCCGGGCGATGTCGTGGTTGACTGAGACTGTGATCGACTTGCTCATCCCAGTATCCTTTTCTTCGCCTTGTAGGCCATCACATACTCCTTGAATTTGGGATCGACCGAGGCGATGTAGTCCACCAGTCCGCACATATCCTTGAACATGCGTATGTCTTCGACCGACAGTTGCTCGTGTTCGCCGCTGTTGCCAGACAAAGTGAGCGTCCCACTGTTGCCGAACGGGCCACCGCTGCTGATGGTGCTGGTGCCGCTGTTACTTATCGTCAGGGTATGACTGTTGCTCATGCAGCACCTCAAGAAGTTTCTGGATGTAATGCTGACCCTTCGCCACCTCGACAGGTGACTGATCCTTGCTGCCCATGCGCATCAGGTACTTCAGTGCGCCGCCACGGTAGTAGCCAATGCGTTGCTCGATGGGCCATGTGTCCACCACATCCCACGGCTGCACACCCATGTTCTTGTAGTGATCACCACCAACTTGTCTGTCGTTGGCACGGGGTGACTCCTCCCAGCCACGCTCCACAACAACTTGTGGCTCGTCGATCTGTGGGCCGAGCGCCTTGATGGCGATCTGTTCCTGTAGTTGGTGCATCGCCAGCTTGCGCAGCGTGTAGATGGTGGGCATCGCCGCTTTGAACTTGGCTGCTACGGCTCTCACCTCAGCGTTCGGGTTCTTGATGAAGTGGTCGATGATGCGTTGTTTCTTGGTCATGGTTGCTCCTTCAGAATGGTGCGGGTTCGTAGTCGTCAGTCTTCGATGTGTCGGCGGTCTTGTTTCGACGGCCCCACTTCGCCAATTCCTTTGGGTCTACTGTCCCAAAGGGCCAGCTTGGATACGGCAAGGATGCGTTCCAATGCTTCTTTGAATCCATCGCGCTCTGCTGCAATGGCAGTGATCTCTCGTCGGAGTTGTTCATTGTGTGCTTTCATTCTTCTGTTTTCAGTCTCTAGTTCAGCGACCATCAGGTCAAGTTCACGTTCGTCTTCGATGCTCATTTCAACCTCCAATTCGCAATGACGAAGATGTTGAGGGCAAGCGTGATCACGGCGAAGTAAAGCAGCACAACCAATGCAACGAACACTCGCCTACGCAGCTTGTTCACTTGAGATGCTCAGGTACAGAGGGCAGCTTCGTCGCTGTGCGCATCTGCTGCTCCACTCGTTTGACTGCTTCCTCCATATCTTTCACGGTGATCACCTCCATCTGTGCGTCGTGTAGTTCCATCAGCAGGTTCAGTGCGTTGATCTCCGGGCCGGTCGGTATAAACTTCCCACGCGCAACAGCACGTTGCACGATACTGAGCAGTGCTTCCCGTCCGCCGATGGTGACGTTGGCATACTCCTTACCGAAGCCCATCTGCCACAGTGCCTCGGTGACATTACTCATCGCAACGAGTTTGTCGATCTCGGCCTTAGTCGCAGACCCCCGCATAAGCGACAGCATGGCTTCGCTGTTCTTGATACGCAGATCAAGCAGCGGGAAGTCATGGTTACGCAGGGGCATCATGCTCTCCAGCACATACCCTACGGGGTTCTGAAGCACGGGCCGTGGCCTGTACTTCTTACGGGGCTTCTTGTTGTTGCCCATATCACCTCACACGAACACCCCGAACTTCTGTCGGAGTCGTTTGCTTTGTTGTTTGCATACGATGTTCACGGCATCTATCGTGCCTTCCACCGTGGGCTGCTTACGTGGGTTCAGGAACGTGACCTCAGCGGTCTTGACGAATCCAGTAAGTAGTTCCGGTGGGAACTCGTTGTTCTTGATGCAAGTGTACAGGAATGTAACCCAGCGTTCATGCTCCCATTGGGGTGCATCCCACTGTTGTTTACCCTTACGTTCTGCATGAACTTGTTCACAGATGGTCTTGAGTACTCCGAGTTTGGCTCGTACCTTGATACCGTACTTGAAACGGCGCAAGGCACGGAGCCACTCTCGACGCTTTTCATCGTCGATACGGGGCATCTCAGACCCCGAACTTGGCAGCGGTACTCAGTGCAGTGAGTTTGCCGAGGTCAACTTCCAGCTTGACTTCCTTCTTCTCACGCTCCACAACTTGTCGGTGCTTGTCCTTCACGTCCTCGGGGATCAACTCCCACAGCGGGGGCCATGCCTTGAGGGCAGGGGACAGGGTAGTGAACTGCTCGATGACCTTCTTGACCATCGTGACGAACTCGGTCTGTCGGGTTGCCGCAACTTGGACACGCTCGTTGTACGCCTTGACCTCAGCGAACAGTTCACCCCATGTCATGTGATCCTTGAGCGCAAGGCTGTCACCCCATGAACTCTCCTTCTTTGCCAGTTCAGTTTCGATGAACTGCTGCGGCCACGGCATGGGCGTGACGAACTTGAACTCCAAGCTGCACCGCTGACTGCCCACCTTCTCGATCTTGATGGAGTCCACCGTCTTCACCCAGTTCTTGGGCACTCGGTTGAGGATGGGCAGGTCTTCGAGGAACAGGGTGTCGTAGATGGTCTGGCCCCACTTGTTGTCCAGCTTCTGTTCCTTGGCCCTGTCCACTGCGGGTTGCATCTTTGCTCGGGCATTCTTCTCGATGCTCTCGATCAACTCTTTGGAAAAACGTACTGTAGCCATGTCACTCTCCTTATTGAATACGGCCTTCAACTACTGACATGCGAGACATGATCTCGCTCAACTGCCAGCCCACCACTGCATGGAACTCGTCCTCTGTCAGCGTGGACTGCTTCCCTGCCAACGCAAGCAGCGTCAGCAGGGCATTGACACGGACACTGTACTCAGGGATGTCCGTGTTCATCGCGTCATTGAGACGGGTCACCAGTGCCATCACACTGGCGTGATACTCAGGGTTGTCTGCGTTCATGGGTTCATCTCCACAATCTCACCGAAGGGTGCGTTACCCGCCTCGGTCGTAACCCACAGCACTGGTGCATCGGGCTGGTTACCGAAGCTGGAGCAGCACAGGTCAGTGAGGAACACGATGGCAACAGGTTCGATGCCGTCATCGAGGATGCGCTTGAACACCGGAGCGAAGTCAGTGCCACCGCCACCGTGAGGCTTGATGTCCAGATCGTCGTCAGGCCCGTAGGATTCGACGTGGCTCACACTGCTGTCGAAGTACAGCACATGGATACGCTCGGGGCACAGGTCTTCCTTGACCTTGGTGATCTCGGCAGCGAACTGGTTGATCGTGTGTTGGTCGATGGAACCAGAGCAGTCCACAGCGAACACAAGTTCGCCCATCTTCTCGCCTGTCACACTGGGCAGGTACAGACCCTGCGAGATGAAGCGCCGATTGAACCGGGCAAAGGTACGGGTATCGTCCTTGCATCGGACAAGGAACCGCTGCATCACCTCACGCCAGTCCACCTTGGGTTGCAGCACGGTATCCACAAGACGCTGCATGTTGGCAGACAACTGGCCCATCATCTTGGCAGCTTGCGCAGCCTGTGCCACCTGCACTTTCATCTCGGCTTGCTGCTGCGCCACCTCGGCAGGTGAACCCTCAGCATCTTCACAGTTGTCGAACGGATCGCCACTGCCACCGTACCCGCCATCGTCTGGCTGGTCAGGCAGGATGTTGTAGATACCGTCAGACGTGCCGTTGCCAGCTTGGTATATCTGGTCGTTGAGCAGCCCGTTCTTGGGCATCCTGCCGATCTTTTCGTCGGTCAACAGCTTGTTGATCACGTAGTCCCCGGCCATGTTCCACTTGCGATGGTGACGCTCACCTCGCCTGTAGTTGTGGTCGAGCATGGGATGGAAGCACTCGTGGGCCACGAGGAACTTGAGTTCCTCATCAGTCAGGCCACCGATGAAGTCCGGGTTGAACTTGATGTACTTGCCGTTGGTTGCAGCAGTGGGTATCCCACGGGTCAGGATGAACAGCATGTTCAGGGCGATGGTGCCCACGAACGGATGCTCCAGAACCAGAGAGGTCTTGGCTTTCGCCAGTCGGATGTTCAGCTTGGCTTCCTCCTGCGGAGTCAGAGGCTGGACAGGGGTTTGGGTTGGTGCGAGAACAGTCATCACTTGGCTCCCATAAAGACGGACATTGCGTCCATGATTTTCTTGGCTTCAGCCGCTGTGTCACGGCGAAGGTCGGGGTCGTTACGCAGGGCATCGGGATGCTTGATCAGCTTGCCCTCAACATCCTGTCGTAATGCTTCGAGGTTGGGATCGTCGTTGAAGTTGAGACGAGGCAGCAGGGAACACAGTTCCCGAGCGTTCTCGATCATGCTGTCACGGAAGATCGCCTTGGGATCGGCCAGCTTCTCAGCCATGTGCTTCACCCTGTCGAACAGTCGCTGCCATACGTCGAGCATGGCAGTGCGCTCTGCGTCCTTCACCCTACGCTCAACATCCTGCTGGATGCGAGTCAGTTCCTCGCTGCCGATGCTCACCCTGAAGTCAGTGCTGGGCACCGGGAACACCGCCATGTCCATGTTGAACTTGTTGCGGATGTCCACAGAGGACGGGTAGTCGGCAGGATCGTAGAGACTCCCGAGGATACGCTGCGCATCACGCACCATCGAGTCGTAGTTGCCCACAAAGTTATTCACAAGGCTGTTCCAGTCGTCACGTTCCTTGCGGAACTCGGACATGAACGACAGGTAGTTGGCAGTGGGCAGCATCATGGTGCCCTCGATACCCCACGGCAGCGTGTTGTCGTAGAACTTCTGACGGATGTGGGTCGTCTTCTTGTGGACGTGATCCAGCAGATCGTTCATCGGCAGCAGAGCCTTGTTGTATCGGCCAGCATCCATCGTGGTGCCATTGGCATCGGCCACCTGACGGGTTGCCTTCTTGTCGTACTTACGGGCAGTCCACTGTGAGATGGACAGTTGCACCAGCAGGGCACGGTCGTTGAGATTCATAGTTGTCACTCCTCTAAAGTTGTTGGTAGGAGGCCGAAGCCTCCCGTTGCTAATAAACTCAGAACAGTACGTCCTGATGGTTCAGCGACCACTTGGTGAACGCTTGCGTGTTCGCCAGATCAGGGTTCCTACGGCAAGCGTAGGAGACGGTGAGGACACTGAACTCGGGGGGCATACGCTCAGAGTAGGTACAAACCCGCTCGAAGTTACCCTCGGTGGATCGCTGTGCAATGGCACCGGACAGGGCATACAGCGTGGCAGGGTCTTTGGGAACGTCTGCCGTAGTGGGGTTCATCAGGATGGCATCGGGGTTGGGCAGCTTGCGCCAGATGCGGATAAACCCGGTGAACTCAGCCGCTGCACCCTCACCGACAGCACCCTTGAAGCACTCGAACTCAGCCTCGGGAGGCACCGTACCCAGCACATCCGAGACACCCTCCACCCAAGAGCGTGGCGTAGGGTTCTGGTCACGCTGAGGATCGAAGTCGTGCAGCAAGTTGGGACGAAAGCGAAGGAACGATGTGACCTCGGGCTTGACACCGTTGTCAATCATCCACTTGGTCGAGTCGTCGAGGTGAGTCTCCAACTCCAGCACAGTCTCACGGTTGCGAAGGTGAGTCAGCACCCGGTTGGCACCAGCCCTGTCGGACTGACGATTGCCAGTGGAGATGACTTGCCACCCATCAGGCAGGAACGTACCGTGCAGGTTCCGTGCTTGGCAGATGTTTGCCAAGACCTTCTGCAACTCAGCCGGGGCTTGGTTACGGTCGTCGAACAGCAGGATACCCTGCTCGGGAGCCTCGCCCTTGATCGGGAACCAGTCAGGCAGCTTGTACTCTAGTGCCTTGTTTTCCTTGGGGAACAGGATACCGAAGTCCTCGACCAGCATGGTGGGCATGTGGCGTTCGACGATGGGGATGTCCAGTTCCTTGGCAACTTCGTGGACGATGGTCGTCTTGCCACCACCGGGGGCACCCTCGATGCAGACGGTACGCTGGATGGGGAACAGGGTCTTGAGGGTTTCTTTCAACAGTTCGGCTCGCATATCACACTCCTTTGTAAAGTTTATGGTCAGGGCCGTAGGACACTACGTGTTCGCCACCGAGGTGGTCACGCAACTTCTTGGCTTCTGGTTTGGATGGGAACGTCAGGATGCTGTGGTCGTCATCCCGAACGGGTTCCCCCCGCTTTCCACGTCGAACAATGAACAGACGCTTCACTTTGTATCTCCTTTCGGTTGGGGAATGAATACACACTCGTACTGATGCCGCACCCCACTGGCATCGACGTAGGTTTCGCCACAACCAGCCATCCACTCGATGAGTAGGACAGCCAGCATGGCAGCGAAGGCAACAACCCCCAAGGCAGTGAAGAACCAGTGCAGCACTCGTTGCCACAGGGGTGGGTTGATCGACAGCCCCATCGGAGGGATGACTGTCGGCTTGGGTCTGCGGTTAAAGATCATCGGTATGAACCTCCTTTGTTGTTGATCCCCTTGAGGTCTGCCATGTCAGTGCAGAGGAAGTAGTTGGACTTGTGCATGGGGACGACAGTCCTCTTAACTTGACGTGCCAATATCTCTCCACAAGACATGCAGATAGGGCGAAGGGCTTTGGCCCTGTGCGGTTCCACTCGCACTGCATAGCAGTGGGTGCAGATGGGGAGATGGTAGTGGGTCACTTCTTGTCTCCTCGGCATTGAAACAGTACGTTTGCCACAAATTCGTTGTGGATACGCTCGAACTCCGACTGGGCACGGAGCAGTTCCATCAGGTTGGACTCCATCGCTTCGACAAGCTGAGGTAACTCAGCTTCACGGTATTTGCGCATGAAGATACGCAGGGCTTCTTGGTTGATCATGCTGCAACTCCTTGGAGGATGCGTTCCTTGGCGATAGCTTTGAACCCCCCACGGTAGAGCCGCAGCATCCATGCCGTGGACAGCAGCACAGTGGGGCAGTGGGGATGGGTCTGGCTCCGATGCTTGGAAGTCGTCACAGAGTGGCGATCTTCGTTCTCGTACCACGTCTCGTTGACATGGATGAACAGCGGCCAGTGGTTACCGTAACTGAACACGGCATAGCCACTGTCCCCCGGATCACCACTGGACGGGTTGACACAGAAGTAAGTGGCAAACAGGTTGTTGCCTTGGAATGGATGGATACGCTTGACGTACTGTCTGGCGTCTCGGTTGGCAATCTTCATTGGAAAACTCCTCAGATAGCGATGCGACATTGCATCCCACAGCCCTCGGTGAGAAGGGCTGTAAGTTGACATGTCAATCAGACCAAGTGACGAAGGCTACTTGGCACACCCCACTGGTATCCACTGGACGAATCTCCCAGAAATCACCACCTTGGCACACCACTTTGACACGGCACCAGTCAGTCCAACCAGCAACACGTTTGACAGCTTCGATGATCCCTCGACGGGATGTGGCCTTGGTGGAACCACGTTTGACCCAGCAGTAGTTGGCTTCACCGCCAAAGGTGTCAGTCACTTCGATGTTGTACATGGCAGACCTCACTTCATCAGGACACGGGCTTCAAGGCCAGCATCCAACAGCTTGTTGAGGAAAGTACAGGCTGCACTGTCCCTTTTGAACCAACGGAAGTACATCATGTCGCCCTGTATCCACTTGACAACAAACCGGGAAGTCTCCGGTTTGCGATGCTTACGAGGGGGGATGTATGGGGCAACGGTAGGGGTAACATTCAACGATTGCATGACAATCTCCTGTAAAGACGCAGTGTGAGACGGCACACTGCAAACCGTTGTCATCAAGCCAGCTTGGTAACCATCACCTTGACAGTACCCGGAGCCTTGCGCTCTGGAAGCAGAGCGATGTAAGGCTTGCCGTAACGGTCTGTCATCAGGACAGGAGTGTCGCCGTTAGCTTCGGGCTTGAACACTCGGACTTCCAACTTGTGTTTCTTGCCCAATGCAAGCATTGTTTTGTAAAGTTCACTCACATTTTCGTGAGTAAAGTTGCCACTGTCATCAGGCTTTACAACAAGCTGCTGCTTGCTGTTGCTGTACACAGAAACTTTACCTTGATAAATCTTTGCCATGATAGGCTCCTTAGAAGGTTGGTTAAGAGGGTTTACAAGGGGCTTCGCGGCCCAGAACCAGTCTCGCCCAGGTCGGCCCCGGCGTCAAGTGCCGACCTGTTTTCCAAGAACAGCGTCAAGTTGTAAGGTTCTTTAAGCGATGGATCGCGTTTGATCTAACTTTACGGGGTACACGATCTATAAAAATCTGTCAAGTTAGATCGGACTTAGATCGTGCAAGTTGTTGATTTATAAGGATGTTGCACTGCACAATCTAGATGATCTACGTTTTTTAAGGTAATGTCCCAGATTTTTAAGAGGCGCAGAGTGATGTAAAGCAGAAATTTCAACTCAATTACGGGAGTGCATCTGAAAAACATAGATTTTTTAGATCAACTATATCGTCTTTGTGGATAACTCATGTGGCATATCTTCGCAAGTGGTTGATTCATATGGACTTTTCCAGTACTTTACATGTAAAGTGTGTCAAGTTACACGATCTAAATTTGAAAATTCGTGTCAGTTTAGGCGTAGATCGCGTAGATCAAGCCGATTTAGCCATGAAACTTTACACAATCACTTGAAATGCGCGGTGTAAAGCGGCGCTAAAGTGCGAGCCGTGACCCCCCGACGTATAGTCCTACGTAGTAGGAACACAAAGCAAACATCGACCCCCCTCATAACGCCTGTTCGCCCGCACGCAGGGCAAAAAGAAAGGCCGCTTGCGCGGCCCTTGGGTTAGAACAGTGCCATTGCCAGCCACAGGATCAGCCACAACAGTGGGCCAACCCATAGGACATGTAGTAGCTTGTGGTCATCGTTCGCTGGTTCGTTCAGTTCACGCCAGCCTTGTGAGTACTTGTTCATGGTCACTCCAGTTCAGGGAAGAAAATCCCTGCCCGGATCGCTCCGGGCAGGGGGGCAAGGCTCTTACGCCAGTTTCGTTACAGCACCGCGTTTCACCGCGTTCTCGCTGCGTTTCGGCAGGAGAGCGATGTACGGGTTACCGTACCGATTCGCCAGAAGGACTGGTTCCGTGCCGCCTTCCACCATGAAAAGCGAGTACTTGTTGATACTCGCCTTGAGCTTCTTCGCCAGTTGCTGCATCGTGCCGTAGCACTCTGCCGCGTTGCCAGCGTTGAACTTGCCCTCGGGATCACGTTTCAGCGCGATCTCGCCCTTGGTGTTCTTGACTATCGAAACACCGCCTTCAAAAGTTTTTGCACTCATGGCAAAACCTCCAGTGGCGACCTAGTTGTAAAAGAGCAGGTGAGTAGGTCATCTTCACCTACCCGTCGACGACTGCGCCGTCGACAAATCCAGACTCCCACAGCTTGACGTTGATGTCAAGTGTCGAGGTTCCCGAAGGGGAAAATGACCCTTGCCACAGTAGGGTCTTTCGCTGGGCGAGCGGGCGCTGGGCGGGCATGAGCGGGCAGGCAGGGGGGTACATGGACTGGCGAAAGCAAGCCCCCCCGGTGTTGTAGGGAACCTCATAAACCAAGACCCGAAAATAGGACGTGTAAAGTTACAATACCTCACTCTTGACACCTCCGTCATTCCACGCCTATATTCCCCAGCATGGATAACCTGCCCCTACACCACACCAAATGGAACGACCGTCTCGCCTTTGACGTGGCGCTGACGCTTGAGGGCAGTGGTGAGACGCTCCAAGAAATCATGGGGCGGCACAACATCACCGCCAACGACATACTCGTCTACAACGCCGACCCCATCTTCTTGAAGAAGGTGGAGCACTACCGCAACGAAGTCCGCGACAAGGGACTGACGTTCAAACTCAAAGCTCGCGCACAGGCTGAAGAACTCCTGACAACTTCGTGGCTGTTGATTCACGATCCAGCCGTATCCCCCGCAGTCAAGGCCGACCTGATCAAGTCCACGGTGAAGTGGGCAGGACTGGAGCCGAAGGACTCAGCCCCCGGCGACGGTGGTACTGGGGGCGTGAAGATCACCATCAACCTCGGGCCTGACCCCCGAGACTCCCGCACCATTGAAGCGACCACCATCGAGGCTGAGGATGCAACTGCCATCGAAACTTGAAGACCTGTTCACGCAAACCTACGAGGGGTTCAAGGCTGTAAAGCTGCGCAGCGCCTCCGAGGCCATCATGGTGGAGAACGCGCTGGGGCGGGCCAGCATGTCGTACCAGACCAAGATCACGCGCAACAAGAAGCGTGGGCGTGAGTTCATCATCCTGCTCGTTGGATCGCCCAGTGCCGCTTGACATCAACTACACCCCACCGCCTACGGGCAAGAAGTTCATGGCCTCGGACGCCAAGATGCGCGTCCTCATGGGGCCGGTGGGCAGTGGCAAGAGCGTGACCTGCTCCTTCGAGGTGGTGCGCCGTGCGTCCATGCAGAAACCCAACGCCAACGGCGTGCGCAAGACGCGGGCGGCTATCGTGCGGGAAACGGCACGGCAGTTGCAGGACACCACCATCAAGACGTTCCTCGACTGGTTCCCGCCCGGACAGTGTGGGGACTACATGCGCACCACCAAGACCTACTTCTTCAAGGTGGGCGACGTGGAGTGCGAGATCATGTTCCGGGCGCTCGATGATGCTGACGACGTGGCGAACCTGAACTCGCTGGAACTTTCGTTCGCGTGGTTCAACGAGTGCCGCGACATCCACCCGGACATCGTGGACGCCATGTCAAAGCGCGTGGGGCGCTTCCCGTCCGCCAAGGACGGAGGCCCGACGTGGCACGGCATGTGGGGTGATACCAACCCGCCGACGATGGATACGTGGTGGTACTACCAGATGGAGGGGCTGGATGCCAAGGATGGCGTCTCGCCCAACAACAACGGCTGGGCAGTCTTCAAGCAGCCCTCGGGGCGTAGCCCCCATGCGGAGAACGTCGAGAACCTGCCCGATGGGTACTACGACACGCAGGGCCGCAGCGAGGAGTACATCCGGGTTTACATCGACGGCGAGTACGGGCTGTCGTCGGCAGGTATGCCGGTGTACAAGTACTTCCGGCCCGACTATCACATGGCGACGGCGCGGCTGCGGCCCATCATCAACGGCGTGCGGCCCATCATTGTCGGTATGGACTTAGGGTTAACCCCAGCAGCAGTGATCGGCCAGCAAGACCCGAGAGGGCGGGCGCTGATACTGGACGAGGCTGTCTCGTTCGACATGGGCATCCAGCGATTCGTCCGCACCGTCCTCAAGCCCCTGCTCTATGAGCGGTTCCCCGGTGCGCCAGTGCTGGTGGTGACCGACCCGGCTGGTATCCAGCGGGCGCAGACTGACGAGCGCAGTGCGGTGGACATCATCAAGGCCGAGGGGATGCGGGTCATCCCGGCCAAGACCAACAACGTGTCGGCCCGCATCAACGCTGTGGACGAGTACCTCATGCGGCAGGTGGACGGTGACCCCGGCTTCCTCGTTGACCCCCGCTGCACACAACTCAAAGCGGCCATGATGGGGGGCTATAGGTACAAACCCCGAGGCGATGGCGACATCGACAAGAACAAGCACTCGCACGTTGCCGAGGCGCTACAGTACCTGATGCTGCACATCGCCTCTGCGGGGGAAGGGCACTATATGCCACAGCGCCGTGAGGTCAAGGTTGTTGCCGCAGCCGGATGGACGTGATACATTGCTATCGCTGTCCCTTCGACAGTTGTCACCTCCCTCCCTTCAACTCCAGTTGGGATTTAGCCCCCGTGAGTATCTCCGGGGGCTTTCTTTTTGCTTGACACCCTGTATACTTGTTGCTAGAACCCTGCCGTAAGGAGGCGCTATGGCGACAAAATCATTCACGATCTTCTCAACAAACTCCAAGATGGACACGTCTGGGGTGCGGGCGAAGATGCCGCAGATGGGTTACGACATGCGCCCGCTTCCCCCCAAGGAAGTGACTGGTGGCAAGTTGTTTATGAAGGCGCTGCGTGAGGAGGAAGACCTCAACAAGACGCAGACCATCACCAACATCCCGAAGCTCAAGCAAGCCGCCAAGCTGGTCAACGGTGGCACGTCTCCGTACATGGCGATGGAAATCGTCAAGGGTGAGGAGATGGACGAGGGCGAATACGGCAATAGCTGCTCCCACTGGAAGTAAGCACAATGGCTGGACTGACATTCCTGCGAGTTGTATCAAACTCCGAACTTGCGCGGCAAGAGCGAGAAGCCTCCGACCGCGCCTTGCAGGATCGCCAGAATCAGTCTGTCATCCTTGGGTTGGCGGGTTACTTGCGGGAGTGCTGGGACGCCGCCGAGATGGCGAAGCGCCCCATCGAGCAGAAGATGTTGCAGGCTCTGCGCCAGCGCAACGGCGAGTACGACGCCGACAAGTTGCGGCAGATTCGCTCGCAGGGTGGCTCCGAGATTTACATGATGGTCACAGAGGTCAAGTGCCGTGCGGCTGAGTCATGGCTGCGCGACATCTTGCTCGACAACGGCTCTCCTCCGTGGGACTTGCACGCCACTCCCATCCCTGACCTGTCTCCGATGCAGGCGCGGGAGGTGCAGGGCATCTTCGCGGAGAAGGTACTCAAACTTGTCGAGGAGTACGGAAAGGCTCCGAACCCAGAGGAGATGCGCGAGATCAAGGAGATGGTGTCTCAGGACTACCGCTTCGACGTTTTGCGACAGGCGCAGCTACGTGCTGACCGCATGAAGATCAAGATTCAGGATCAGTTCGCGCAGGGCGGCTGGGAGGAGTCGTTCAACGACTTCATCACCGACCTCGTGACGTTCCCTGCGGCCTTCATCAAGGGGCCGGTCGTTCGCCGCCAGCGTGCGCTGGGGTGGAAGATCGACGCTACGGGCCGCACTGTGGTCGAGCCGATTGAGCGACTTGGCCCGGAGTACGAGCGGGTCGATCCGTTCTACATCTACCCCGAGCCGGGGATCAGCAACATCCACGAAGGCTACCTGTTCCAGTATCACCCGCTGTCGCGGATGCAGTTGTCCGACTTGATCGGCGTGCCCGGTTATGACGACGACGCCATTCGCAAGGTGCTGGAGATCGGCAACGGCCAGTCGTGGATCAATCAGGATGTTGAACTTCAGAAGAACGAGGAGGAGCGCAAGTACTACAGCTATATGCGCCCGACGACCGAGTTCGACGCGCTGGAGTTCTGGGGCAAGGTCAGCGGCAAGATGCTGCGTGAGTGGGGGCTGTCCGAGGAGGAGGTTCCTGATGACGCCCGCGAGTACGACGCCAACGTCTGGATGGTGGGCAATGTCGTCATCAAGGCAGTGCTGAACTATGACCCCCTCGGGGAGAAGCCGTACTGCAAGACCTCGTTCATCAAGTGCCCCGGCGCGTTCTGGGGCAAGGGCATCCCCGAGATCATTGAAGACTTGCAAGGGGTGTGCAACGCTGCGGCTCGTGCGCTGGTCAATAACATGGGGATCAGCAGCGGGCCGCAGGTTGAGGTCAACGTCGAGCGCCTGCCGCCCAACGAGGACATCACACAACTTGCCCCGTGGAAAATCTGGCAGACGATCAACGATCCAGTGGGGTCGAGTGCGCCTGCTATCCGGTTCACGCAGCCCGACTCACGGGCCAGTGAACTCATGGCTGTGTATGAGAAGTTCAGCCGTCTGGCTGATGATCATTCCGGCATCCCTGCCTATGTGTACGGCGATCTCAACGTGCAAGGCGCTGGGCGTACCTCGTCCGGTCTGTCCATGCTGATGGGCGCTGCCGGTAAAGGTATCCGGCAGGTGGTCATGCACATAGACACGGATGTCGTCAAACCCATCGTCATGCGCCAGTTCGTGTACAACATGCGCTACGACGAAGACGAGTCGATCAAGGGCGACGTTGAAGTCATTGCCAAGGGCGCGATCAATCTCGCGGTCAAGGAGACTGTCAACATCCGCCGCATCGAGTTCCTCAACGCAACCGCCAACCCGATTGATCTTGAGATTATCGGCAAGGATGGACGCGCCACGATCCTGCGGGAAGTGGCGAAAGGGTTGCAGATGCCTGTGGAGGAAGTTGTTCCATCTCGGGAGAAGTCTGACTATCAGGGCCGCATTCAGGCTCGGGCGATGGCTGCGGCTGCACAACAGCAGCAAGCTCAAGCCCCTGCCGCCGCGACCCCTGAACGTCCTGACGGTACTCCCAAAGGTGGAATGGAAGCCAACACAGTGATGAGCCGCGCAGGGGGTATGGCTGCATGATCAAGCCCGAACCCCAAGTCGTGAAGGCTCTCGCCCTCTTTGTTCGTCAGCACCCGGAGTTTCTGGCATGGCTGAAGGAATGGGAGTTGCGGGAGTTGAAGCGGCTTCCCAGCGCGGTAGAACACCCAGCAGTCTTTCAGGGGCGCTGTCAGGTGTTGAGCGAGATCGCTGATCTCGCGGAGCAAGCCCCTGCTTTGGCGGCAAAGTTATGACGAAACTCGCCGTCTAATCACGCACACCGATAGGAGCGTTCAACATGGCCCTTCCAGAGCAAATTCGCAAACAGACCGAGGCTGTACAGCAGTTGTACGAGCAACTCAACAGTGACGCCAACACAGGCAAGCCCGCCGATGGCACCGTCGCGCCCGTTGAGAACTCTGCACCTGCCTCCGCCGACGAGAATCCTGCGCCGAATGTAGCTGCTCCGTCACCCGCAGATGAGCAGAAAACGGGTGATGTACCAAATTCGGAAGATGCCAACTCTGAGACGTATGCTCAGAAATGGCGCACTCTCCAAGGCATGTACAACGCTGAAGTCCCGCGTCTGCACCAGCAGAACCGCGAGATGTCTCAGCGCGTGCAGCAGATGGAGCAGTTGCTGGCCTCGCTGTCTGCCCAGCAGACGGCTGCGCAACACCAGCCTCAGCCCGTCGTTGACAAGCTCGTCACCGACAAGGATGTTGAGGAGTATGGTGAGTCGCTCGATGTGATGCGCAAAGTGTCCCGCGAGGAACTGGTTCCCGTGGCACAGCGCCTTGCCCAGATTGAACAAGTCCTGCGTCAGATGCAGACTAGCGTGGTGCCACAGGTGCAAGCCGTAGCCCAGCGTCAGCAGGTGTCCGCAGAGCAGCAGTTCTGGGCCGATCTGAGTGCGGCTGTCCCCAGCTTCCGGCAGGTCAACGACAACCCCGACTTCCAGTCGTGGCTGTTACAGGCCGACCCGCTGACGGGCATCACACGCCAGACCTACCTCGACGATGCGCAACGCTCGCTTGATGCGGGCCGAGTTGCCAATTTCTTCCGTGCTTGGCTAGAGTCCACTGGACAAGCCACCGTTGCTCAATCCACTGGTTCCGCCGCTGGCTCTGAGTTGGAGAAGCAGGTTTCCCCCGGTCGTTCGAGAAGCACCGGCACCCCTGCGACTGCCAAACAAGGCAAGACGTACAGTCCGCAAGACATCCAGAAGTTCTTCAACGATGTCAGGCAGGGCAAGTACAAAGGCCGAGAGCAAGAACGGGATCGAATCGAACGCGATATTTTCGCTGCACAGCGGGAAAATCGCATTGTCGCTAATGCTTGATTAGAGGAGTTTCATCATGTCTTTCCCCGTCGCCCCCGGACGCCCGAATTACTCGGGCAACTTCATCCCCGAAATCTGGTCGGGTAAGCTCATCGAGAATTTCTACGATGCCACCGTGCTCGCAGCGATCTCGAACACCGATTACGAAGGCGAGATTCGCCAGTACGGTGACACCGTGAACATCCGCACCACGCCGGAAATCACGATCCGTGACTACGTGAAGGGCCAGACCCTGACCGTGGAGAACCCGGACAAGCCCAAGCTGCAACTGGTCATCGACAAGGGCGAGTACTTCGCCTGCGTTGAGGACGATGTGGACAAGGTTCAGTCGGACATCAACCTGATGGACACTTGGTCGAAGGACGCTTCCGAGCGTATGAAGATCAAGATTGACCAGCGCGTGCTGACCGACATCCTGCCCGGTATCGCTGCTGCCAACAAGGGTGCGACCGCTGGCGCTATCTCTGCCTCGTTCAACCTCGGCACCAACGCTTCGCCGCTGACCGTGACCAAGGATGGCGCTTCTAGCACCACCTCGGTTGTCGATCTGCTGGTGGACATGGGCACCGTGCTGGACGAAGCCAACGCCCCTGAAGACAACCGCTTCGTGGTTATCCCCGCCAAGATGGCTGGCTTGATTAAGAAGTCGGAACTGAAGGACGCTGCGCTGACCGGCGACAGCATGTCCATCGTCCGTAACGGTCGTCTGGGCATGATCGACCGCTTCACCGTTTACGTGAGCCACAACCTGTACAAGACCTCGGGCAAGTACAGCATCATCGCTGGACACAAGTATGGCTTCACGTTCGCATCGCAGATGACGAACATGGAAACCATCCGCTCTGAGTCCACCTTCGGCAACATCATCCGTGGCCTTCAGGTCTACGGCTACAAGGTTGTCAAGGGTGAGGCGCTGTCTCAGGCTGTCGTTCAGTTCTGATCGGTCACAACTCAACTCTGAAAGGAAACTGAAATGGCTGCATATACCGACTCTCTTGGCTTCAACAAGGGAACCGCTGCGTTCCCCGCCAACGTCACCGAAGTCTCGAAGTTCGAGGTCAAGCTCGACTTCGCGGCAATCGTTGCTGCTCGTGCCGCTGCTGGCGCTACCGCGCTGGTTGCTAATGACACTCTGCAAGTTATCTCTCTGCCTGCCGGTTCGGTGGTGCTGAGTGCTGGCTTGCAGGTGACCACGGTCGAGTCTACGAATACCACGGCGACTTTTGACCTTGGCTTCACTGGTGGTTCTCCGGCTGCTGCGGACGCTTACGCGAACAACGCTGCCTCGAACGCGCTGGGGTACACGATTGCCAGCTTGGCGAACCCAACTGCTGTGACCTCGGCTGACACCATTGATCTTCTGCTCAACACTGCGGCACCCACCGATTGCGTCGTGAATGCGTTCGCAATCGTGGCGAATGTCGCGGCGAGTTACGAGTAACTTGATGGGGGGCTTCGGCCCCCTGTCTAACGAAAGGAGAAGATCATGGGTGTTTATACCGGCATAGCCCAAGACAATCCGACGCTCAATGGGGGTACGGCTTACAACCTGAACCTCACTGGGACGCCGCAGATTGGGGGCACCAACCTCACCGCGACAGCGGCTGAGATCAACGCAGCGGCAGATGTGTCGTCGCGTCTTGTTGCTGCAACCGCAGCGACACTGGCTGTCACGGTCGCAAGCCATGACAGCAAGATCATTGTGCTGGATCGCGCTGCTGGCGTGGTGGCTACGCTACCTGCTGCAACTGGTTCTGGCGCAGTGTTCCGCTTCACTGTCAAGACTCTGGTTACCAGTAACAACTACGTGATTCAGGTTGCAGACAACACCGATGTCATGTCGGGTTCGTTGTTCGTTACGGATCAGGCTGCGGGGACTGGCACTGAGTTCAGTACGACTGCTACGAGCGACACCATCACGATGAATGGTTCGACGACTGGCGGTCTTGCTGGCGGCATCTTGACGTTGGTGGATGTGGCGGCAAACTTGTATGCGATTCATGGAAACATCATCGCAACAGGTGTTGAAGCCACTCCGTTCAGCGCGGCAGTGTGATGGCAGGGGGCTTCGGCCCCCTGTTTCTAGGAGAATAGTGGATGCCAACTAACCTGACCGGCACAACGATTGCCAGTACTTATGATCAACTACTTCATGTGGATGACGGCCCAACGTCGTCTGAAAAAGTTGTTTATAGCGGGACGGGTGTTGCCACGGCGTTGAAGCTCGGTACGGGTTCTGCATCTGTAGACAACATTCGCCTTGATGGCAACACGATCACGTCTGTGGACACGAATGGCAATGTCATTCTTCAGCCCAACGGGGTTGGTAATACCGTCATCAACAATCCGTCATTCCCAAGTCCATCTGGTGCGCGGGCCGCACTGGGCCTCGGCACGATGGCGACCCAGAGTTCTGGGGCGGTCAGCATCACGGGCGGCTCAATCTCTGGAGTGACGTTCACAGGTTCGTTTTCGGGTGTCACGTCTATTGAGTCGGGCACGTTCGCTACCAGCGCGGCAGCAGCCGGGGTGAACCTCAACGGCAATACGCTGGCCGCAGATGGCACTGACGCCAACATCGACATCAACATCACGCCCAAGGGCACTGGCCGCACGGTTGTCGGGGCGTTGTCGGCTACATCTCCTCGTGTTGTCACGGGAGTCAACGACACCAACGGCAACGAGTTGCTGAAAGTCACTGCAACTGCCTCGGCGGTCAACGAACTGACGCTAGCAAACGCGGCGACGGGTAACGCGCCCGTGCTTTCCGCTACAGGCGACGACACGAACATCGACATTACGTTGTCGCCCAAGGGCACCGGCGAAGTCAATATCTCCAAAGTCGATATTGACGGCGGGTCTATTCTCGCTACCACTGAGTTGGGCTACAACACCGGCTCGGGCGGTACAGTCACACAAGGTACAAGCCGCACCACCGGGGTTACGCTTGACAAGATCACCGGGGAGATCGTACTTTTTGCAGGCACGCTATCTGGACATGAGGCTGATGAGTTCACGTTAACTAACAGCACTATTGCGGCGAATGATGTCCTCGTACTGAATATCAAGTCGGGCGTAGCCGCAGCTACACGTAAGTACTATCAGGTTCACGTTGTCTCCGTCTCCGCAGGGTCGTGCGTCATTTCTGTCGGTAACATCGACAATGCGACCATTCCGACCGCAGGCACAGACAGCCCGGTCATACAGTTCGTTGTACTGAAAGGAGCGGTGGCGTAATGGCAAAGACACCAGCATGGCAGCGCAAGGAAGGCAAAGACCCCAAGGGTGGTCTGAACGCCAAGGGGCGTGCGTCCTACAACAAGGCCAATCCGGGTAAACCCGGACTCAAACCTCCGCAGCCTGAAGGTGGCCCACGGCGCGATTCCTTCTGTGCCCGGATGGAGGGTATGAAGAAGAAGCTGACCTCCAAGAAGACGGCCAACGATCCGAACAGTCGTATCAACAAGAGCCTTCGGGCATGGAACTGCTGATATGGCAGCCAAACCAAAGTCCAAGGTGAATGCGGCAGGCAACTATACGAAGCCTGAGATGCGCAAGCGGCTGTTTGAGAAGATCAAGGGGCAAGCAGTGCAGGGCACTGCCGCAGGCCAGTGGAGCGCCCGCAAGGCACAGTTGCTGGCGAAGGAATACAAAGCGAAAGGCGGTGGTTATCGTGGCTGAGAAATGGATTCAGAAGGCTATCAAGAAGCCCGGTGCGCTCCGGGCTGCGATGGGCGTGAAGAAGGGCGAGACGATCCCGGCTGAAAAGCTGGCGGCTGCTGCCAAGAAACCCGGCAAGATGGGCCAACGTGCCCGTCTCGCACAGACGCTGCGGAAGCTCGGTAAGTGAAAGCGCCCCAGCAATCGCTCAAAGACTGGACTGCGCAGAAATGGCGCACGAAGTCGGGTAAACCCTCGTCCAAGACGGGTGAGCGGTATCTGCCCGAACAGGCGATCAAGGCACTGACACCTGCTGAATACGCAGCAACAACTCGTGCGAAGCGTGCGGGTAAGGCGGCTGGCAAGCAGTTCGTTGCGCAGCCAAAGAGCATAGCGAAGAAGACAGCGAGGTTCAGATGAGTACGATGTACATCCGCGTCAAGAAAGACGGCTTCATTTACGACTACAACGAGATTCTGGCGAAGAACCCGGATTGCGAAGTAGTCCCCGAGGAGATTGCATACCCCGAGCGGTTTATGCCGCCTGAAGCCCCGAAGCGGATTGCATCGGTACGGAAGAAGCGCGGTGCAGCACTTGACCTATCAACTGCTGACATCCCAGAAGCCCCGCCGTATACTTCTCCTGAGTTGGCTGAAGAAGCCTCCCGAGGACTACCTTAATGACACCGAACGAAGTCATCACTGAAGTAAGGCGTCTGATCCAAGACACCAAGACGCCGTATCGCTACAGCGATGCGATGCTGCTCGGGTTCGTGAATCAGACTCTGAAGAAGATGGTGGTGCTTCGTCCCGATCTGTTCGCGGTTATCGGGGACTTCACTACCACAGCTAACACTGTACTTCAAAGCTGTCCGGCTGACTCGGTGCGGCTCATGCAGATTTTCCAAGTCAAGAACGGCGATGCGGTGACTGAAGTCTCCAAGGAGACGCTCGACCGCATGTTGCCTAACTGGGTCAATGAGGCGGCTGGTACTCCTGTGAACTTCATGCGCCATGTGCGCAACCCCAACAAGTTCTTCGTCTACCCTCGCCCCACGGTTGGTATTGTGCTAGTTGGGGAGTACGCGCAGTCGCCCGCAACCTACGCGCTCAACGACACCGTGGCGCTGCTGCCGGATGCCTATCTTACCTCCGTGGTGGAAGGGACGGTTTACCTATCAGAGTCGGTGGACAACGAGCATGTGAACTCGGGGCGTGCCAAGTTGTTTCAGGATGCGTTTGTGCAGGGTCTAGGTGTGGGGCTTCAGTCCCGCGTCATCACTGACACAGAAGAAGGCGGGCTTGACCCGAGACAGGTGATTTGATGGCAGACCGTACCTTCGCCTCGTTGATCCCTAAGCTCAACCCATCTGTGCCGGGGTGCCCTACCCCGACCATGTTGAACTACATCCGCGATGCCGCGATAAGAGCGTGTGAGCGCACGCTGTTCTGGCGGTATCAAGTGCCACTGTTCAACTTGTTGCCCGGTGTCAGTGAGTACGTCTACAACAAGCCGGGGAACACTGACGTGCATGTGATGTTCGAGGCGGTCGTCAACCAACGCCCGCTTGAGCGTCTGACGATGGAGAAAGCCATCGAGTTGTACCCGCAGTGGGCTGACCTATATTCAGGGCAAGACCCATCTGTGGCATGGAGTCTGACGCCGCCGTCGGCGTTTAATAGTGCAGAGTACAACGAAGACCTCTTTAATGATGGTAACGCTTTTGTTGTTCCTGCTGCTGTCGTAGCAGACGCTAGTACGCCGCAGTCCATCACGCAGGTCACGCCTGACAAGTACATCATCCTACCGTTGCCGGATGACCAAGCGACGTACCGTTGCCGCATGTTTTTGGCGCTCAAGCCCAAGAAAAATGCGACGGGCATGGATGAGGTGATTTTCGATGAGTTGGAGGAAGTCATCCTGCATGGGGCGCTCCAACATCTTCTGGTGTTACCAAATACACACTGGTCGGATCGTGAGTTGGCAGCGTATCACGCCAAGCAGTTTGTTTTCCAGTGCAGCGAACGTCGCGCTCGTGCCAATCTTGGAAATGTACGTGGCATGATGCGTGCGCGTATGCAGCCTTTTGGAGCGTAATATGGGAATTAAGCTCGCAAATAATGTTTCGGCTACTGTCCCCGCTGCGGTGAGTAGTGTTGCTACGTCTCTGAGTGTGTCATCTGGGCAGGGCGCACTTTTTCCGACTCTCGGTGGGTCTGACTATTTTTTTGCGACGTTGGTTAGTAGTGCGGGAACCATCGAGATCATCAAGGTTACTGCGCGTACCGATGACGCCATGACAGTTGTCCGGGCACAAGAAGGTACGCTGGCGGTTCCATTTCCGGCAAATAGCCGTCTTGAGATGCGTATCACCGTACAAAGTGTTCTGGACGCTGTTTCAGAAGCAGCGGTTGTCGCGGGCACGATAAACGGGGGAACCTACTGACATGGCTATCAAACTCAAAAACAATGTCGTTGGCTACCTCGCCACAGCTATCAATGCGTCCGATACTGGTATTGCGTTGAACGCTGGTGATGGGGCTGCATTTCCGACTCTCGGGGTAAGCGATTACTTCTACGCCACATTGGTCAGTTCTGGCGGCACGTTGGAGGTCATCAAGGTCACTGCTCGGTCTGGTGATTCTTTAACCGTTGTACGGGCACAGGAAGGTTCTTCTGCGCAGTCTTTTGCGGCGGGTAGTCGTTTGGAAATGCGCGTCACAGCCCAGAGTGTACTAGACGCTACAAGCGCCCTTGTTGCAGCAAATGTTTCGATTGCCGATGCTGGAGGTTACTACTCCGCTACGAACGTCGAGGGTGCGTTGCAGGAGATTGTGAATGCCAACACGTCAAAGTACATCCCGAAGACTTCGGCATATGGCACAGTCACTCGGTCGGTTCGTGACAAAGAGAGTGATTGGGTGAGTGTGCTCGATTTTGGGGCCATTCCCGACTGGAACGGGAGTACTGGTACAGATAACTCTGTCGCAATTCAGGCCGCGATTGATTCGGGGAAACATATTTTGTTTCCAAAGGGCGACCTTTTTGGCGGGTACATGGTGACTAATGTGAAGTTCCGTACCGCAGGTGGCCGGTATCGCTTCGCAAGCTCTTACATCGTCGGTAACCCATCTGCCAGCGGTGTTGTTGCCCCCGTCGAGATCACAGCATACTACCAGATTTTTTATGATCTGGAGGTTACGCTTGCGTATCAAACAAACTACGAAGCCTGCATCTGGTGGCACAAGTACGCCGCTGAGGCGTGGTATCCAGAGTTCATCCATATTTACGGACTGGTCACTGATGCGTGCAAGATTGGCATCTTGTACGGCGACACTGGTGCCCCCGGTCGTGCTCCTGTAGACGCTCCTGTCTCCGAGAACCATATTTTCGGGTGGCGCACTCGCGGTTGTGAGCGCCCCATCTTCTACAATCAGCCCAATGGTTTTCTCACAGTGACGGGGAGCACGCTTGTTGTCCAACCCAACGAGTGGCCTCTCTACAACCCCGGTGTCTGGAATGATTCGGTGTCGGCGTGTATTGAGGTGGTGGTGGGAGCCTTGATGATTTCCAACTCCTACCTCATCAAAAACACCACGTTTTCTGGGTACGCCATGATCTGCGGTTCTCCAGGAACAACCAGTCCATATACCGCACTGGTCTATCTTAATAACTGCGTGAACGAGATCGCGTGTTCTAACTTTTTCCTTGGGCAAAATAGTCGCACTTTTGTCAACAACGTATCTAATAATTACTGGAATCCGGATAGTGTTCCTTTTATTGATGTACAGTCAAGCGGTACGATTAAATTCCATGCAAATGGATTGCACTTTGGCTCACATCCGGGGTACGCTGCTACGGGTATTGTCCGTAGTTCTAACCCAGACGCAGACCTTGTTTTTATCAACTCACGGTTTGACCAGCAGGTCAAGACTTCGATCTTAGACTCGGTAACTGCTCCGTATTGGTCGAAAGCAAAAGTTACGTTCACGGATTGCCGCCTTTCAGATTCGAGCGGTGATTACACGCTCGATTTTGCAAAAGACAACCGCGCATGGTATTACGCTGTTTACCCGGATATTTCTCGATACGACGTGACGGCTGGCGCGGGAACTTTTGCGGCTGTTGTCGCAGCTTCCCACCCCATCTATAAAAAAGCATTGCAGCTAACTGGGGCATCTGGGCAGGATTGTTTTGCCACGACTAAGGTCAACATCGACCAAGCCATTCGCATTGATGGGCGTCCGTTTGTTCTTGAGTTGACCATGCAAGTGCTTGCTGGCACAACGCAGTTTTACGGCAATATCGCGGTTATCTACTACGACGATGCAGGGACATTCCTTGGCTCTACTCAGATTGATGACGGCACAGTCGCAGATTTAACCTCGACGGCGGGGGCGCAAGCGTGGCGAACAGTTCGCAAGATTGTTTCGTGTGATGCAAATGCTGCGCAGGTGGCGTTGCGGTTCGGCGTAAAAAATTACGCGCAGGTCTGGCAGATTGCCGGGATCAAAGTCTACTGATTGGAGTTTGCTATGGCACTACGTAAAAGAATGAATTTTGAAGGCGTCACTGAAACTCGCGGCGACGGATGGAGCATCGTTCGGGGTAATGAGCAAGTGGACTTCGGACATTGCTATATCAAGGTGGAACAAGTTACAGCATCGAAGGCGCATGTTGTTGCCCGCCTCAGTATTCGGTCTGAGGAACACGGAGCCATGCGCTACGCCGAGGTATCGTTTGCTCCCAATCTCGATGGCGCAAATTTCATCAAGCAGGCTTATGATTACATCAAGACGTTAGAGGAATACCGCAACGTCGAAGATTGCTGATCGACTAGAAAGGAAAGATCATGGCGACCGTATCTCCCGCATTCGACTTCGTGGCGGCGCAAGCCGCCAAAGTACCCCGTGTGACGTGGGCTGACATCGTGACCGGCGACACCATCACTGCCCTGCCCATTGCGGCTCAGGCTGCTGTGGCAGGTGCTGTGCAGTTCGGCGGCACTTTCGGCGGCGCGACCGTAGGGTTGCAGACCTCGAACGACGGCGTGACTTACTTCGACATGAAGGACTTGGGGGGCACCACGATCAGTGCAACCGCCAATGCGATCTTCGAGTTCACGACCGCTGCGATGTATCTACGCCCGGTAGTAACAGGCGGTGCGGCCAATGCGATTGATGTGACATTGGTGATGCGGGGCTGACATGGCGCTGAATATTGTCCTGATCATGCGGCGGATTCGGAGGCAGACCTCTGCGCTCCTCAACAACTTGCTGCAAGAGAGTGGCGATGATCTGCTGCAAGAAGACGGCTCTTACATCCTTTTGGAGTGACAAATGGCGGACGCAAAAATTTCAGCATTGACAGGCGCTTCGACTCCCGTCGTCGGGACTGAAGAACTACCTATCGTACAGAGTGGATCGACCAAAAAAGTATCCATCGACAATCTCACTAAGGGGCGGACGGTCAACGCTAGTACGTTCGACACCGATGTCGCCGCAGCCGGTCTTACGCTGTCTGGGACTACGCTGGCCGCAGATGGTACAGACGCAACTATCAACATCAATATCACCACGAAAGGTGCGGCTGGCAAGGTCAGCATTACAGGTGATCTGGATGTATCTGGGACGATTTCTGGAGGAACCTACGCATGACTACCATCCTGACCAAAAAGAAGGACACCACTGGCGCTCCTGCCGCTGGTGACTTGACAAACGCTGCTGGCGGTGCCGAGCTTGCGGTCAACACGTTTGATAAACGGTTGTACTCCAAAGACAGCGGCGGCAACGTCGTTGAGATTGGCACCAACCCAACAATATTGGATGTCGATAACATCCAGATCAACGGAAACACGATCAGTAGCACCAACTCGAATGGCAATATTACGATGACGCCAAACGGCACTGGTGCCGTTGCGATATCGAAAGTGGATATTGCCGCTGGTGAGATTGACGGCGTGACTATTGGAACCAATTCTGCCGTTACTGATTTGCGTGTTGACAACCTCCAACTCAACGGCAACACGATTTCATCTACGGATAGCAACGGTAATGTCGTCATTGCTCCGAACGGGAGCGGAGATGTCCAGCTTGACGCAGACACGGTGCGCGTTGGCGATTCTGGAGCGAATGCGACGATTACTACGAACGGTACAGGCGATCTGATCCTCAACACTAACAGTGGGACAAACAGTGGTTTTGTCCGTATCTACGACGCTGCAAACGGATTCATAGTTGTCGAGCCAAACGGCACAGGGAAGGTCGCTATCGGTACTCCAAGTGTTACCGTTGGCAGTATCTTGGATTCGTCCAACGTCAATGTTCGTGGCGGTAGTGTCGGGGAAACATCTGGAGACGTTAAGAAAGCGTTCCAGATTCAGTACGAAGCTGGGACTACTAATGGTGTCGCATTCGCTGCGCGGGCTTACCGTTTCCAGTCAGCATCTGGGTGGCAGTACACTGGACTATCGTGGAATATTGACGTTGACAACACGGACAATGTATACCCCGATGTCCTTGCGTTCCAAACTGGTAATGGTGGGCGTGTAGGTATCGGAACGCGCACTCCTAACCTATATGGCAAGTTGTCCGTCGCTATTGCCGGTGACACGTCTCTCGCGCTCGTAGATACGTCTAGCGCTGGTACAAACAATCTGAATTTCACTGCCTACAACTCTGGGGCAACGAATTCTGATTCGGTCATCGGGCGCATTTCCTGTACCAGCGAGAACGGCGGACAAGCCATTGGCTCGATGGCACTTTGGTACAAGGCCACGGGTGTCGCAATCGCACAGGGTCTGGTGCTTCAGTCGGACGGGCATGTTCGTCCGGGGGCTGACAACACAAAGTCGATTGGTACGGCGTCGTACCGCTGGTCTGAAGTTTTTGCTGGGAACGGTACGATCAATACATCCGATGCGCGAGTCAAGACGGCGGTGGCCCCCTTCACTGCTGCTGAGATGGCTGCGGCCAAAGACCTCGCAAGGGAAATTGGCACTTTCCAGTTTCTTGCCTCTGTCGCCAGCAAAGGTGCTGACGGCGCACGGACGCATATAGGTATGACTGTGCAGCGTGCTGTCGAGATTATGGAGTCGCATGGACTCGATGCAATGAAGTACGGTTTTATCTGCTACGACAAGTGGGATGATGTTGTGCAACACCATCCGGCGAAGTACAAGGAGAACCCGGACATCCCCGGTGGTGATCCTGTGCTGGTGTCAGAAGAACGCGATGAGGTTGTGCGGGAAGCCGGGGACTCTTATGGCTTCCGTGTCGATCAGCTTCTGATGTTCATCGCTCGCGGTTTTGAAGCTCGGTTGTCTGCGCTTGAAGCGGGGGGCTAAGTAAATGTCATCGGTCAACGACTTGGAAAATAAACTGATTACGCACGAGGCGATCTGTGCGGAGCGGTACAGCACGTTCATTACCCGTGTTGACCGACTTGAGAAACTCCTGATCAAAGCCGCTGGGGCAATGATCACGGGTATGGCAGGTGTGATCATTGCAATCTTGATTAAAGGAGGCTGAGATGCCCGGAATGATGATGAAAGAGAAGAAGCCCATGTCATACAAAAAAGGCGGCATGGTCAAGAAGCCGATGTCCTACAAGGCTGGCGGCATGGTCAAGCAACCGATGCACAAAATGCCTGACGGCAAGATGATGCCCGGTGCCAAGCACGGTTCATCCAAAACCAAGGGTAAGTGAGATGGCTGCTGACCCGTTGACCGCAGCCCTCAATCTTGGGGGCCAACTGATCGACCGTTTGTGGCCCGATCCTGACAAGCGTGATCAAGCCAAGCTCGCGCTCATGGAGATGGCGCAGAAGGGCGAACTCGCGGAACTGACGGGTCGGGCTGAGATCGTCAAAGCCGAAGCCGCCAGCGAGCATTGGCTTGCTGCCAACTGGCGTCCGCTCCTCATGCTCACCTTCGGTGGGTTGATCGTGGCGCGTTGGTTCGGGTTTGCTGCTCCGAATCTCTCCGAGGCTGAGTACCTCAAGCTGTGGTCGATTGTCGAACTGGGCATCGGTGGCTACGTCATCGGGCGCTCGGTTGAGAAAGTCGCACCAGCCATTGCGGGGGTACTGAAGCGATGACCTTCCAACTCTCCCGCCGCAGCCGCGACAAGCTCATTGGGGTTGACCCTCAGCTTGTGGCAGTTGTCGAGCGTGCCATCCAGTTGGCCAAGGTGGACTTCGCCGTTACCGAGGGGGTGCGCACAGCGGCGCGGCAGCGTGAGTTGTTCGAGAAGGGGGCCAGCCAGATTGCCGAGGGCGGCACTCACGTCAAGGGTGAGGCTGTCGATCTCGTGGCGTTCATCGGCACCCGCGTCTCGTGGGAGTTGAATCTCTACGATGATATTGCAGACGCCATGAAGTGGGCCGCACAGGAAGTTGGTGTGGGTGTGCGATGGGGCGCTGCGTGGAATATCCCCGATATTCGCAAATGGAACGGTACGATGGAGGCTGCGATGAATTACTACATTGACACCCGGCGCAAGCAGGGCCAGCGCCCCTTCATCGACGGCCCGCATTTTGAACTGGTATAGGAATGGCTGCTGTCAAGATCACCAACTTTCTCGGCACGGCTCCAAAGATCAGCCCGGAGTTGCTGCCGAACACGGCTGCGCAGATTGCAAGCAACTGCAAACTGTATTCGGGTGACTTGATTCCCTACCCCCAGCCGGTGGTGGTTGCCAGTACGCAGCGTTCCGGCACGATCAAGACGCTGTTCGCCCTGCGTGATCCCAGCACGAACGCCAAGAAGTGGTTGTCGTGGCTCACCGACGTGGACATCGCTGTGGCGTCCAAGACGGACAAGGACGAGCAGCGGTTCTACTACTCGGGCGATGGCAAGCCCAAGGTCAGCAACTATGAGTTGGCGACGACTGGCGCGGCTCCGTACCCGGTGGGCTACTACGATCTCGGGCTTCCTGTGCCGCCTGACAGTGCGAAGTTGACCACGACGGCTGCGACCTTTACTTCCAAGACAACAAGTTCCTACGCCCGTGACACGTCGAATGTCGTGACTATCGTCACATCGGCAGCACACGGGCTGCGCACAGGCAATTTCGTCTCCGTCTCGGGCTTCAGTTTTGTCAGCGGGACATACACACAAGCTGGGACGACGAGAACCGGCACGTACAACGAGGCGGCAAACACTCTGTCCGTCACGGTCAACGTGACAAACCACGGGCTGCAATCGGGGGCGACGGTCAACCTTCAGTTCTCGGCTGACCCCGGACTGGACGGCGCGTACTCAGCAGTGGTCATCGACAAGGACAACTTCGCTGTCACGGCTCCGACCGCTGCGGCTCGCACGGGCAACATCACTTGGACGAACGCTGGCACGACGACCATTCAGGTCACGATCACGGCCCACGGGTTGTCCAACGGCGCTCAGGTTACGCTGGACTTCACAACTGGCACCGCGCCTGATGGCACCTACACGATCTCCAACGTCACGGCCAACACGTTCGACATCGTTACCTCGTCGGCCCAAACAACCAGCGGCAATGTCCGCTGGGACATCCGCAACCTGAACGCGACCAACGTGGAATGCACGGTGGTCAACAGCACGACGTTCACCTACTTCAGCCCCGGCCCTGCCATCACGACGACGAGCAGCAGCGCAGGCACGGTGGAACTGGGTGGGCAGACGCAGGCACGCTCCTATGTGTTTACGTGGTACACCCCTTGGGAGGAGGAGTCGATTGCCTCCATCCCTTCGGACAACCTGTACATCAAGGAAGGTATCACCGTCACGGTGTCCAACTTGCCGACCGCCAAGCCGTCTGGCAACAACTTTGTGCGCGGTGTGCGGCTGTATCGCACGCTGGCGGCTGCATCCGGCACTGAGTACTACCTGCTCAAGACGTTGTGGTTCCCGACCGGGCTGGCATCTGTGCAGCGCACCTCGAATGTCTCCCGCGTGGCGCTGCTGTATCCGCACAATCTCGATGTTGATGACCGATTTAAGATTAGCGGCTGCACAGTGGCATCGTTTGACATCACGGGTGGTATCGTCACCGATGTCATCGACGACTACACTTTTGAGTATGCGCAGGTCGCAGGTGATGTCGCCTTCACGACCGTGGGTGCTGGCACTCTGTATCACGATGTTTCAGAGAATCCGCCGACGACTACGGCGCGGTACTGGGGGGACGGCACCTACAACTTCACGGACGACTTCGACTCCCGTGATCTGTTCGACATCTTGGGTACGGATGATTACGACGCCCCGCCTGAAGACCTCCAAGGGCTGACGGCCATCCAGAACAACATCCTGTGTGGCTTTGTTGGCAACACGCTGTACTTCTCCGAACCGGGGTTGCCGCACGCATGGCCTGCCAAGTACGCCGTCACGCTGGAACACAACGTGGTGGGTATCGCTGCGATCAGCGGCTCGGCGCTCGTGACGACCGACTCCTATCCCTATCTCGTCTCTGGTTCTGACCCGGCCAACGGTATGTCCACGGCGCGGATCGACGCCAACTTCCCATGCCTGAACAAGAACAGCATGGTGACGATGGGCTACGGTATCGTGTACTCCACGCACGACGGGCTGGCGGTCTACTCTCCCAGTGCTGGCTCGGCCATCATCACCAAGCTGCTGTACAACAACGATACATGGACGACAGCACTCAACCCATCGACCGTGATCGCAGAGTACTACGGCGATAACTACTTCGCCTCGCACTCGACGGGTGCCTTTATCTTTGAGCAGGACGCCAAGGTGGGCGGCTTCTTCGTGGATGCCGACTACTCGTTCACCGCTTCGTGGTACGACTCGATAGAAGGCATCGTGTACTACGTCAGCGGCACCAACGGCGATATCTACCAGTGGGATGATCTCGCCCAGCCCAGCGTGCGGGTGGAGTGGAAGTCCAAGGTCATCGTGACCAAGGACATGATCAACCTCGGCGCGGCACGGGTGGTTGCGGACTATGCGACGGTAACCCAGACGTGGGACACCGAGACGCAGTTGTGGAACTCGGCGCTTGAGTTCTGGGATGCTGCGGAGAATCTGACGTTCAAACTCTGGGTGGACAAGCAGTTGATTTTCTCCACCGTGGTAGCTGACTCCAATGCTTTCCGTCTACCCACTGGTTACCGCACCGATACTTTCGAGGTTGGCGTGGAGAGTAACGTCCGTGTTCGGGCGATCCACCTTGGTGAGACGCCGCTTGGTCTGAGGGAGGCGTAATGGCAACACGAGGCCCACGATTTGCCGCCATCCCCAGCATCCCGCAGGGGGGTTTGACTGACTGGCAGTTCAACACAATGACCGCCATGAAGGAGAACATCGAACTCCTCATTGGTGCCCGTGGCTCAGACAGGTCTGTCCGCGCTGTGGTGAGCGGGCAAGTTACTGTCCCCAACCCTGCGAATCAGACGATGACGCGGGTTACTGCGACGGGTGCGGGTTTTACAATCGGCGGGGCTACTGTGCCCAGCCTTGACGATTACAGCAAGTTGGTGTCAGATGTCCAGCAACTTGCCAATGATGTAGCGAATCTGCGGGCGACCGTGAATACGCTGATCAACCAACTGAAAGGATGACCATGAACAATCCAACTCTGACTATGCTGAGTGCGTCGGGTGCCCCGGTTACGTCGCCTACGACTTCGCTTGATCTCCCGCCTGCGCTTGCCAGCATCCTGAGTGTTGGGTCGCCTACGGTGCCTTCGGCTCCGCAGTCAGGCATGATCACCGCAGGTGGTATCTCCTCCGGTATGGCTGCGCCCGGTACGTTCTCGTACCAACAGGGCGGCATGATTGGCCCCGGTGGTGTCCCCGACACGACAGGTATGCAGCCGGGGGTAAACCCGCAGATGGTTGGGCAGGGCGGCATGTCGCCCCAGATGCTGGAAATGCAGGTCAACCAGTTCGCCACGCAGCACCCGCAGCAGCTTGCTCAGATTCGCGGGGCCATCATGGAAGTGATGCAGACCGGCGAGTTGACGCAAGACGAACTTAACATGATCGTCCAGTTAGCGACGGTCGCTGCACAGAACCCCGAGATGTACCCTTACATCCGCAGGTTCGCTATCCAGCAAGGCATCGCTACGGAGCAAGACCTCCCGCAGCAGTACGACCAAGGGCTGGTGTTTGTGCTGCTGCTTGCGGCCCGTGCAGTGCAGGCCGACCTCGGTGGTCAGAACATGATGCAGGGTGGTTCCCCGGCGATGGCAGGTGCCCCAAGCATGGCGATGGGCGGTGCAGTTCCGAAGTCCAAGAAAGATGACGGCTCTGTACTAATCAACGCCCATGAAGGAGAATATGTCATCCCCGCCAACGTGGTAAAGATGAAGGGCAAGGAGTTCTTCGACAGCCTCGTTGAAAAGTACAAGGAATCCTGATGAGCCAGATGACCATCGAGATGTTGACGCCCGAACGGGTCACTGAGTTGTGGCCCGTGTTGGAGCCGCATTTCGATGCTGCGTGTAGAGGCAACGAGATCGCAAAAGACGAACTCGATGCCAAGGACATCTACGTTCTCGCTGTCGCTGGACTTGTCGCCATCTTCGTGGGCTTCGAGGATGGCGAACCCGCATGTGTTCTTGGCATCCAGTTCAATACGACCAACGGTCACAAGTGTGCCGACGTTATGGCGCTGGCAGGCCGAGGGTTGATGAGATTCAAAGCTGCGTACTGGCACATCATTCTCGAATGGCTCAAAGCCAACGGGGTGGAGTTCCTCGATGCGTATGCACCTGAGCGTCTTGCAAAGATTTACCTGAATCGGTTTGGGTTCAGTAAGTCCTGCATGTACGTCAGGATGGCGTTATAAGGAGATCGAAATGAGTAAGGCTGTCAAAACTGTAGTTGCTGTCGTCGCGGCAGTCGCTATTCCATTTGCTGCTCCTGCGATTGCATCATCCATCGGGCTGTCTGCGGCCATCGGCACGGCAGTTGGCTCGGCCACGGCGGGTAGTGTGATCGGAGGTGCCCTCACAGGAGCCGTGCTTGGAGGGGCGTCAGCCGCCATCACAGGCGGCGATGTTGGGCGAGGGGCGTTGATGGGTGGTATTGGAGGAGGTATTGGTGGGTACACTGCTGCACCTACTGCTGCTACTGCTCCGACGACGGCAGCAGCACCAACTTTGGCGACTGGGCAGGGTGCGTTCCTTGGGGAAGGGATTGCGTCAGGAGTACCCGCATGGGACGCCGCTGCGCAGACCGCAGGGTTAACTCTAACAACGCCTCCTGCGCCGCTCACGATGATGACCCCCGTGGCAACTACTTACCCCGTTGCCCCGCAAGCAGTTATAACGCCTACGACGACACCGATGCTTGGGCAAGGAGCGTTTCTCGGTGAGGGTGTAGCTTCCGGCGTTCCAAGTTTTGACGCAGCCGCTCAGAATGCTGGGCTGACGCTAACGACACCACCATCGCCGATTATGATGACGCCTACGACGACACCAATGTTGACGGCGGCACCCACAGGCAATGGTGCGTTCTTGGGTGAGGGTATAGCTTCCGGCGTACCGAGTTGGGATGCCGCTGCGCAGAATGCTGGGCTGACGCTAACGACACCACCAGCGCCGATCACGATGATGCCTACGACGACCTACCCAACTACTGGTGTCGTAGGCGAACAAGGCGCGTTTTTGGGTGAGGGTGTCGCGTCTGGTGTTCCTGAGTGGGACGCTGCTGCACGGGGCGCTGGTGTGCCGCTAACGACGCCGCCTGCGCCGCTACCATCCGTCGCGCCTACAACTTTTGCTGAGGCACTTGCGAAAGTTCCCGGCGAAATTGCCGCTAAGTTTAGTGACCCCAAAGCGTTGGCTGACTTGACGCTACGCGCTGGCGGTATGTTGGCAGGTTCCGCAATCGCAGGTGATGGTTTGTCGAGTGAGGAGCGTGCATTACTGCAAGCTCAGACCGACGAGTTGCGAATGCTTCAGCAGACTAATCGGGCGCTGTTTGACCAGCGACTCCAACAAGCGCAAAACCTCATCGGTGAGTCGAAGTACTTCGACCCCGAGTACTTCGGTCTGCAACGCGCTCGTCGCGCTCAGTTGGCGGGTGCCAAGGCCAAGCGGGCCGGTCTGCGTGGTCTGACGGGTTCAGCGCGTGAGGCTGAGTCCCGCCGCTTTGATCTAGCCATTGGGCGAGATGTTGGTAGTGCGTTCGACCAAGGATATATGTCCGGTGTTCAGGGGCGTCTCGGTACGATGCAGGCTGGTTTGAACATGATGCCGAGTTCTTTCCCATCTAGCATGGGCGACTACACCAACCTGCGTGGCGCATATGGTTCCGCAGCCGAACGTGCGCGTCAGACGCAACGCGATATTGGTGAACTGTTTGGTTCGTTGACAGGTGGCGCACGCTCTGGCAGCAAAGGGCCGTAAGGAGAAGCCATGAATATCGGGCAATTACTTGGTGGGGCTGGCGTTGTTGGGCGCAGTATGCGGGAGGCTGAACAAGCCGAACGAGTAGCCCGCGAAAGCCAGCTTGCCATCGAAGAACAGAATCGACTGGCTGACCTCAAAGCGCAGATGGCGCGTACTCAGCTTGGGTCTTTCCAACCCCAAGCGGCTCCCGATCTGGGTGCAGCGTTTGCAGGGCTGGCGGCTCCTGTCACCGGCCCCGACGCAGGTATCCTACCTGTGCAGTACGTTGCGCCTCCTGCTGCTGCGGCTCCCGCTGCGGCTCCCGCTGCGGCTCCTGCGGCTGCGG